CCCTGAAATATCTCGTTTCTATCTGGTTGATCAGACACTCAAGCTCTCCCTACACGTATTATAATTTTAGTTATACAATAACTATATGTAAAACTAAAATTCGGGATGCTGTTGTAAAACGTGATTATCGAGTGTTTTATTTAGAATTGTAGCACACAGTTGTCATATCGAAGCGTTAGAGATAGCTCGACAGGTTCTGTGTCATTATCATAAGTCAGGGTATTAAAGTTTGCATTCTCTATAAATGCTCCCTTTATATCCCAAAGCTCAACAACAGTACCGATCGGATCTAGAAGCTTGAGCTGTATGTCTCGTTTGTAGAAATCAGCGTAACCAGCACGTCCGGAGACTGACTCGTAGTGTGTTCTTACCCACTCCATAACCTGCTGTGCACCTGAAGGTGCGATAGGATCATGTAGTGTGATAGACATATTTTGAAATGTTAGCCTACCAGCAATGTAGCGCTTTGCATTGATAAAGGGAATTTCCTTTGTAGCAATTGCCATCTGTGGACGAGCTGCGGTCTTCATCAAAAAGGCGTCAATACCCTCAATGGCAAAAACCCATCTAAATTGTCGCTTCGGCTCAAATTTATTGGGAAGCATGTCGGTGACGGAAAGAGTTTCAGCCATTTATATTTCTCCTAAGTGTTCTATCATCTTTAATTATCTCATAAGTTGAATTTATTCTAGCTTAAACTACTGCACCTGCATTTGTTACCACGAAATCAAGAGCGACAAATTCAGCTGTTCTAGTTGGCTGCAAGAATATCTTTCCTCGCAGAGTATTGTTTTCTACATCTGCCTGAGTTGTTGTCGTTGTGTCAATTACAACCTTATACCTATCGACACCGCTTCTCTCCTGGATGCTCTGCAGGATTGGTGAGACCAGCGCATTAAATCTATCTAATGTCTCCTGTCTGTTGGGCTCAAATAGCAGGGAATTTGCAACATTTCGAACAGACCGACGAATGTTGATGAGAAGCCTTCTAACATTAACTCTGTCAAGAGATGACTGATCCTGGAGCAGAGTTTTCTGTCCCCATACGACGACACCTGTTCCAGGGAATGAGGTCAACGGATTTATATCTGCATCATACAGCTCATCAAGATTGGCTCGATTCAGCGGTAGTGCTGATTGAACAGCTGCTAGTGCACCTCTGCTAAACCCAGCAGGTGCATACCATGGGAATCCAATTGCATCATTAAGTGAAAATGCTCCGAGGACGCTTACTGATGGTGGCACCTGCACATTTGTCAGAGTTGTTGGATCAGTGACTATGGTATCAGGAAAATAAGCTGCTGCAAATGATGTATCAAGCGAACGATTCTTAAATGCTGCTACAGTATTTCCGACATGAACCTTTTCAATAGATCCTGTCACAACAGCATTCAGTGTATCTCTTTCCTCGACATCCATTATGTAAAGCGCATCAAATCTAGCCTCTACAGCGTCAATTGCAAAATCTGTAACAGAATCATGTCTAATTCCGGGAACAACTAGTAGCTTTATGTCGACATCTGTCTTTGATGCCATGACATCTATTGCCTTTCTATATGCTGCAACTGTTGATCCGTCTGTTCCACCCTGATTTGATGAATCATCCATCTCTCTCTTAACAGCTGTGTTTAAGAATTTTGACTTTTGCTCATTAAAGATATTAACTCCGTCAAATCCTCCCTGCATGATGAATGTGAACTTGGCAAATTTTCTATTGCCTGATTTCTTAAGATCATCGGCCTTAAATGCACGTGTCTTATCTGCATCACTGGTTGGTATTCCTCCTGCTCTTGCATATGATGCGCTAACCCATTGTGCCGGATCAGCTAGACCGTCAGACCCTGTTCTGATCTTTATCCTTTCGAGCGTGAATAGATTATTATTAAATCTATCGCAGTCTAGAATTGTTCCTCCTGAATCAGCTGTTCCCTCATTGTTTCCAACTGAAACATTTCTGATATCATCTCTAAAGACAGGAAAATACTTGGAAAAGCTATTGATTGTCGGATCGTGCAGACCAACCTTATTAGGTTCAGATACACTTTCCTTTCTAGTCGTTTGAACACCCCAGTAAAGATATGCTGCAGCACGATCATTGGGAAATAGTCCCAGTTTAACACTCTCTCTCATTGGAACAGGCGGGACGACTGTATGCTTTAGAATCGTAGTTGCCTGGAGCCACACATTGCCACCGGCGGCGGCATCTGTTAGAGGATCACTTCCTGATGTAATAAGATGATTTGGACCTCTCACTCCCATTGGCAATGATTCATCAGGAATTACTCCATTCTTTAATGCGCTGCTCTGCTTGACCCTAACCAGATTTGACTGCACAGGGTGATCACCATCTACAACAATTTTTTGTGATCCTGCATTTTTATCAAAGTCATAGAATATATTCTGGTCACCTATTACTCTAGCAATATATCGATCTGATGAGGGATCTAGACTCAATCCACGATACTGCTCAAGCGCCACCTTCTCATTATCAGAGTCATAGAAGTCTCTGATAACTAGATCAAACCTTCCAAATTTATTTGTATCTGAGGTTGACTTTTGAATATTCTCAATTGATATCTTAAACCTAGTGCTTACACCGGCACCGGCATCTAGCGCTTCGATTCTAAATAAGTTATAACTAGATCCACCGAAGCCCTGTGATACGACATATGGCGAGTGAGCTGTTGCAAATCTTGTCTGAAATCCTTCGTAATCTGGCTGAGTTGCTGCTCCTGAATTTCTTCCGCCAGCACCTGTTGTAATGAATGCAATTGGTTCAAGTGTTGGACCGCCTGGTCCTCCTAGCTGAGTTCCACTTCCAGGATAGACTACTCCTGCACCAGTAACAGCCGCAAGTGCTGGATGAATATCGTATCTTGAGTAAAGGAAGTGTCCCTTTTCCTCAATTTTAGCAGGATCTGTATTCATAACATCTGCAAAATAGTTAGAAGACCTAATATCAAAAGAGCATGTTATAACATTGGGATTATCTGCAGTATTCTTATGGCCGTTAAGTAATATTCTAAACTCTTGGTTTGATAGATTAACAGCACCTGTTATAGCACCTCGAAGACCTCCTCCGTGGTTACCTACAATTGCCGGCACAGTATTAGAGGGTTGGGCGTTGTTCCCAGTCGTGGCGAGCGACGATCCAGAAATTAGAGGTATTACACCTGAAGGTGCGAAAAGAATGCCTCTAACGATTGGAATACAGCCAAATGTACCTGATACAGTGCTACCAGATATCGGTGGGCTAGAAGAGGAAATTGGATTAAAGTGTGATAATCCCGCATCACTGAAAATTGTTGAACCTACAGACTCTGACATGTACACGCCGAGAATGTGTGTTCTTCCAATTGTTCCCTTTGGAACAGCGTAAGGGTTTGCACCAATTAATCCATTAGGCTGCGGTAATTTTTCTCCTACTGTGAATCCGGCGTTTGTCACCTTTCCAGATGTGGAATTCTTTTTCTTTCCGTCTCCAACACCTAGTACTCTAACATATGTGAGAGCTTGCGCATTTTTTAACCATTCACTAACAGCGAGTGGTCCAAATTTTTCACCGTCTGTATTTCCAAACTTTTTTGCAAAATCTCTATAATTTGCAACTGTGACAGGAACAAATGCAGGACCAAGGTCTGCAGTTCCTATAACGCCTGCAGGTATTCCAACAGGACCTGTTTCTGAGCTCCGCCCAGAGAGATCAATTTCTCTTGTGCTAACACCAGCACTTCTAAAGATGATTTCAGCCATTTAGAACTTCTCCACAAGAATCATAGATAAATATCTCTTAATCAAAACTTACTCCAGCTGATGTTATTATAAAGTCAATAGCAATAAATTCAACTGCACGCGTGGGAACAAGAACTATTCTTCCGTTTAGTTTATTTTGTTCAACGTCTTCAACTGTATTATTTGATTCATCCATAACAACACTAAACTGATCAATTCCCTGCTGCGTCTGAATTAACGAGAGCAGAGGTGTGACCTGAGTTACAAAGCGAGCTCTAGTCTCAGGAGTATTCTGTTCAAATACTATTTTGTTTGCTACATCTGAAACGAGTCTTTTTACCTCAAGTAACATTCTTCTTACATTAACTCTATCTAGAGATGTTTGTGCCTGCTGCAATGTTTTTTGTCCAAAAATAACAAATCCTGCATTTGGAAATGTTGCAATCGGGTTTATTCTAGACTCATATAGAGAATCTCTATCATCAGCATTTAATCTTGTCCTTGTATTCACAACAAAGTCAAGTGATGCTCTATTAAATCCCGCTGGGGCAAACCAAGGGTATGAAACACTATCACTAAAGGCTAGTGCACCCAATACTGCAACACTTGCAGGTGTCTCAACAGCTCTATTATTTATTGGATCATTAATAGAGACGTCTGGAAAATAAGCAGCCGCATAGTTTGTATCCAATGCCCTTGTGTCAAAATTCTCAATTGTCTTGGGAACATCAGGTCGTTTAGTGCTGTCATTGTATAGCCTATTATTGTCACCATCATACGATGGAACATCTATCACATAGATTGCTTTGCTATAATTTTCAATTAAGTCTGTCACATAATCAGTGACAGCGCTATCTCTAATTCCTGGAATAACAACAATATTAACACGTGATGCCATCTCATCTGTTAGTATCTCTGCTGCTGCGCGATATGAAAGTACAATATTGTTATTCTTTCCTGATCCTACTGCCATCGATGTGCTTAGCCCTATATTAAGCGGGTTGCCATCTGTGCTGGATAG